ATAAATTATGTTGTAGAATGGCAAACTAAGTTGGAGATGACAAAAACCTATGAGTGAACAATTTCGCATATTGACAGCGCGGCAACACGTCCGCGAACGAATTGGAATGTATATGGGATCCAGTTCCCAGGAGGACATTGAACGATTTGTTCTAGGACAATGGAAAAAAGCAACATACGTACCAGCGTTATCAAAAATGGTCGATGAAATACTTGACAATTCTATAGACGAGGCAATTCGTACCGGATTCAAACAAGCTAACAAAATTAATGTATCAATTGATGGCGATAAAGTTACTGTTATTGATAACGGTCGTGGCATTCCACAAAATACGGTTTTCGACGAAACGTCAGGAGAAAATATTTTGACTCCTGTTGCGGCCTGGACGAGAGTTAACGCAGGTACATCATTTGATGATAACCGAGTAACGATTGGAACCAACGGAGTTGGATCCGCTGCAACTAACTTCTTATCAAAAAAGTTCGTTGGTAAGACTTGGTCGAACGGAAAACTGATAACTGTATGCTGTAAAGACGGCGCCGAAACAATTGATATAAAGATCGGAGATAAATCGGGTTCAGGATCTGAAGTATCGTTTGTTCCTGACTTTGATTTGTTCGAAGTTAACAGCCTCGATGAGCTTGACACCGTTGAACTTATTGAAGATCGGTTGATAAGTTTGCAGATGGCGTTTCCTGAGATTGCCTTTTCCTTTAATAAAAAACGCGTAAAAATTTCTGATCTTAAAAAATATGCTGCATTATTTAACGAGTCTTGTATTATTGATAAGTCAGATAATCTTTCGTTTTTCTTTACTTATTCAGACGACGGTTTTAGATCAAATAGTTTTGTGAATGGTGTTAATACAAGGCAAGGCGGCAATTATGTTGACTATATCGTAAACGGAGTCGTTGACGAATTGGTTACAATGATTAAACGCCGTCATAAAATTGAAGTTGCAAAAACTACAATAAAAGGTGGCTTGACGTTTGTGAAATTTGCTCGGAACTTTACAAACCCAAAATTCGACAGTCAAACTAAAGAACGTTTGACAAACCCAATGGGAAACATCAAGGAACATTTCGAATCGGCAGAAGTTCGAGATTTTCAAACGATTGCAAAAAAGATAATGTCAACTCCTGCAATTATTGATCCTATTATTGAGGCTCAACTTGCAAAGAAACTTGCTGCAGACAAAAGAGCCGCAACGTTAGCCCAGAAAAAATTGCGTAAAGTAAAGGTTGCAAAACACATCGCCGCAAATCGAGATGATGCAACATTGAAAATTGTCGAAGGTGATTCGGCAATGGGCTTTTTGTTAAAGGTTAGAGATCCTGATAAAGTCGGCGCGTTTCCTCTTCGAGGTGTTATTATGAATACCTGGGATATGAAACCTGCAGAGGTACTTAAAAACAAAGAATTGAGCGAATTGGTTGCGGTACTAGGTTTGGATATAAACAACCCTGACAGTGTCGATGATATGACATACGGACGAATCGCGACACTTACAGATGCAGACCATGATGGTATCGGTCATATCAGTCCATTGTTGATTGCTTTCTTTTATAAATTTTGGCCAAGGTTATTAGAGGAACGTCGAGTAATGATTACTAGAACTCCTATTATGATTACTGAAGGCGGGATTAAAGGTGGGATGAAAGGAGATGAATCTTGGTCAACTTGGTCGTATACTTATGAAGAAGCAAACGAACGGAAAAGACAATCAGTAGATGGCAAGCATAGATATATCAAAGGTCTAGGTTCTTTACGCGAAGATGAATACGATCGAATTATCAATGACCCAGTATATGACGTTGTTACAGTTGACGATGTAAAATATTTTGAAATGATGTTTGGCAAAAACTCCGATTTAAGAAAGGAATTTATGTATGAGTAATTTGACTATGTTTATGGGCGACGATAATATTAAAGAATACCCCATATCTGAAGTTGCGAAAAACGAATGGCTCGACTTTGCGATGTATACTGTCGAATCCCGAGCAATACCAAATATGATCGACGGTTTAAAGCCTGTTCAAAGGTTTTATCTGTATTCGTCAATAGTAAATACCAAAAAGGAGTTCAAAAAGGTTTCGGCTGTTTCTGGTGTCATATCAGACTATGGTTATAACCACGGAGAATCTTCCGCCGCAGGCGCTGGCCAATTGATGGCCGCTGAATGGAATAACAATATCTGTTTAATCGAAGGACGCGGATCTTTTGGTACTCGACTTATTCAAGAAGCAGGTGCGCCTCGATACGTATACACCAAGTTATCTGAAAATTTTGATAGATATATTACAGACACGGATTTGTCGCCACAACACGAGGACCCAGAACATGAACCACCTGCTTTTTATGTGCCAATCATCCCTCTTGTACTTGTCAACGGAACAAAAGGTATTGCTACTGGTTTTGCCACTAATATCCTTCCCAGGGATCCTGCAGATTTAATTAAAGCCTGTACTGAATATCTTACAACGGGTAAAATTAAATCTGAAATCAAAATTAAATTTCCTGAGTTTGCAGGCACTGTACGTAAGGATCTTGAAACGGATAATAAGTATCACATCGAAGGAACCTTTACAAAGAAAGGTAAAACCGCATTAACGATTACTGAAGTGCCATACGGTTACGATAGAGAATCTTATATTAAAATTCTCGATGCATTAGAAGATGATGGCGATATCGTTGGGTATGACGATCTTTGCGACAAAAATGGTTTCAAGTTTGAAGTCAAACTAAAACAAGCAACGTCCGCAAAATGGAACAACGCCAAAATTGTTTCAAAATTTAAGTTGTCAAAACCGATAACTGAAAACTTAACGGTTATCGATTTCAATGGAAAGTTAAGAGAATACAAAAACGAAAAAGAATTGATTGCTGATTTTTGTTTGTGGAGAGTAGGGTTTTTAAACAAACGTATCGAAAAGCAAATTGGAATTCATCAAAATGAAGTTAGGTGGTTAAATATTCGTTTATTGTTTATTGAGGCAATACGATCTGGCGAAATTGATATTATGAATATGAATCGTAAGGATTTGATTACAGCAACAGTAAAAGCAACAAAATGCGAATCAAAAGAAGTAAGTAAGTTGTTGTCTTTGCCGATTGCTTCGTTGTTAAAAACAGAACCTGCTACCTTCAAAAAGGCAATCACTGATGCCAAAAAGAAATTGTCGTTTTGGGAAAAGACTAGCCCTAAGGATCAGTTTATTTCAGATATTGAGAATCTTTAATAGTTTGTCAAATACAAGGTAAGTACTTTATTGTTGATCGCAAACTCTCGAAGATCTAATGATCTCCATATAACGCCCGCACCAACGTCGTTTAGGTATCGGCATTGTTGATGCATTAAGTCGTTCCAGTTGCGATCGTGTTGTTGCCACCATCCAGCTCGAACAAATTCTTCTCTCGATTTTTCAAATCTTTCAATATTTCTTTTTGTTGAAAGATCGAAGGTTACTGCAATATGTCTTACATTATTTTTACAAAAGTCAAGATATTCCTTTGTACATATAGCGTATTCAAAACCATACCTAGGTTCAATCTTTAAATAATCGATGAAATCTATTTCGTATTTTTTTAACCAATCTTTAAATGAGATCTCACGACCAATATGTTCAGAGCTTAATTGTATTTTTTTGTCTGTGCGATCGATTAAATAATTTGAAATGTTATACCATGCGGTCTTTAACATTTCTTTGTTTGTTTCGACCATGTACAATTCGTCTGCGCCGTTGTCTAATGCTAAGGCGCCAAACGCCCCAATTTTTGCGCCAAGGTCGACTACGATGTCTTCAGGTTTTGGGGAATACCATTGTTCATAAGTATGTTCGATGAAATACTTCCAATTAATTTCATGAACTTCTTTTGCGGTTAATCCGCGAAAACTCATTTCTTGTTTTAGTGCGGTCATAATAAATAATCTAAACTAATTTTGGTTTAATAACAATGTCACAAATTACAAATTATTTATCTCCAGCATCGTTCGATGTTTCAATTGCAAAATTTCCTGAGCTTGAATTTTTTACTCAACAAATTGCAATTCCTGACATCTCATCACAAGCTGCAGAAGTAGTTAGCCCTCTTAAAAGATTATATAACATTCCAGATACTTTAGTATATTCGCCGTTACAGTTTCAATTTATAGTCGATGAAAACATGAAAAATTATACTGAGGTATTAAATTGGTTAGAAGGTATGGGCGCGCCTGAAATAAGAGGAGATCAATATCAAAGATTTATTAGAGAAAACGATTCTTTTCTTTCAGACATTACAGTCATAATTAGAAATAGTCATAAAAATCCAAATGTTCGTTTTCTTTTTAAAGATTGTTTCCCAACGTCAATTGGAACAATTGATTTGAACATCGCAACAGAAGATATTCAATATGTTACTTGTACAGCAGGATTTGCGTATAACGGATTTACAGTTGAAAGGGTTGAACCTTAACCATTGACATTTGTTCAATATTGTGATATAATGGAATTTTGTTCCTAGGATATCTGTATGAGCACTGAAGACATCAGTGAATTGTGGTCTAAAGATGCGCCAATTGATGAAACGAATTTAATTAGCGAATCGAAAAAAATCCCAGAGCTTCATAGCAAATATTATAACTTGTATTTTAAAGAAGTTTTGCGTGTCAAAAAACTTAAAGCCGATTATAAAGAACTCGAAATGTTAAAGCGAGAATATTATGACGGATCTATGGACGAAGAGACATTAAAAGAACGTGGATGGAAACCTTTTCAATTAAAGGTATTGCGTAGTGATGTTGATCGTTATATTCAGGCCGATAGCGACATTATCAATATTAGTTTAAAAATTGATTATCACTCGGCTCGAGCGAATTTCTTAGAAGACATTATCAAAACAATTCATTCAAGAAATTTCGTTATCAAAAATATGATTGACGTACTTAAATTTCAACATGGAGATTACTAGTGAAAATTGAAATCGGAAAAGAATATCGTATAAGACCTTCATACAAAAAGTCATATGTTGAAAAGGAATGGTTTGTTAATAACGAAAACAGAGAAGAACGAGCATTGGTCGAAACGTTGTGGAGATCTGGTACTTGGATAGTAACAATCAAAGATGAAGACGATCAAGCTCTTTTGACAGATTATATGGAAAGATTAACCGGAGAAATGCAACCCGATGAATTTGAAGAAAATGAATTTGTCGATGCATACGATGGTTGTGGTGAAGGTCATTATTTGTTTGGCTTTGCTGATAAAGAAGAAGAAGCCGATCTTTATGAGCTTCTTGAAGAAGAAGGAGTAAGTTGGTTCTTTGATAATAATTGGGATTCGGCCGATGTTGAACATTATTTCATGTTTCCTATTCACGTTGAAGAAGTGGATCCGGACAATAAATATGGTATATGAGTGATATAGTTAACATTGAATATATTAATGCGGTCCATGCTAGGGTTAAAACTGATCCCGGAATCCTGCAAGAAATTTCTGAACACTTTTCTTTTAGGCCAGAAGGATATCAGTTTTCTCCAAAGTATAAGATGCGTGTTTGGGACGGAATCATTCGTCTCTTTTCCCCGTTTAAACCATTTCTTTATGTTGGGTTATTACCTCACCTTAAAGAATTCTGTGCTGCTAGAGATTATATCCTCAATCTTCCTGATGAATATCCGCAAGATGATACTTGCACTAACGAATATGTTTTGGAGCTTGCTGAATCTATTAAATGCAAATATACTCCGCGAGACTATCAATTAGAATACATTACTAATTCAATTTCAAAAAGGCGGTCTTTATCTTTGTCGCCAACTTCATCCGGCAAATCCTTAATCATTTATTTACTACAGCAACATTATTATCAAACGTTTGGTCATCGAACTTTAATTGTCGTACCTACAATTGGTTTGGTCCATCAAATGGCTGGTGATTTTGTTGATTACGGTTGCGATTCTGAGTTAATTTATACAATAAAAGGCGGTGTCGATAAAAACACAAAGGCGCCTATTGTTATTAGTACTTGGCAATCACTAGTAAAACAACCTAAAGATTGGTTTCAACAATTTGGGGTTGTTCTTGGAGACGAAGCGCATTTATTTCAAGCTAAGTCTCTAACAACGATTATGGAAAAATTGACTGATTGCGAATACCGCCATGGATTCACAGGTACATTAAAATCCTCAGAATCAAAAACTCATCGGCTTGTCCTTGAAGGTTGTTTTGGTCAAGTTAAACGTGTAATCAACACTAAACAGTTAATGGACGAAGGTACTGTAGCAGACTTTAAAGTAAAAGGAATCGTATTGTCTTATTCAAATGAAATGCGAAAACAATTTAAAGATGCAATGAAACAAGTTAAAGAAACGCAAAAGAAATACCCGGCTGAACGAGAATTCTTAATTAATAATGAAAAGCGCAATATGTTTATACGTAACCTATTGTGGTCTCTCGAAGGCCAAAACAATCTTGTATTGTTTGATCTTGTTGAAAAACATGGAAAGGTATTAGAGCCTTTGCTCCGCAAAGAAGGTAGAACCTTACATTTTATTTACGGCGGAACAAAAGGCGATGAACGCGAACACATTCGTAATCTTGTAGAAAACGATCCTATTAAACAACATGATATTCTTGCGTCTTATGGCGTTTTTTCTACTGGAGTTAATCTGAAAAGATTGGACAATGTGATATTTGCTTCTGGTTCAAAATCAGAAATCAAAGTTCTTCAATCAATCGGTAGGACCTTACGTAAGGCTGATGATTCTACTTCTGCAGTCTTATATGATATTGCGGATGATTTGAGTATTGGTTCTTATACTAATTATACTCTTCAACATTTTAAAAAGAGAGTTGAGATCTACTCAACAGAACAATTTCCATTCAAAATTTATAACGTTGATTTTTAATTGACAATAATATCCTTAACTGACAGATAGATTATACACCAAAAATAAACAAATGTCAACTACTTTTTTTTAGATTGACATGTATAAGATAATTTGTTAAAATAGACTTTGATTTTTTTAGAGGTAATACTATGGCCAGAAAACGTAATAACTATGTTAATAACAAAGATCTTCTTGCTTCTTTAACAGAATATCGAAACGCATGTTTGGAAGCAGAAAATGTTGGAGATCCAGTACCTAGAGTTCCAAATTATATCGGCGAGTGTATTGTATTGATTGCAACTCGACTTGCAACTAGACCAAACTTTTACGGTTATTCATATAAAGAAGATATGATATCAGACGGAATTGAAAATTGCCTTCAATATATTCGCAACTTTGATCCTGAAAAATCAAACAATCCATTTGCTTATTTTACACAAATTATTTGGTTTGCATTCTTGCGGCGGATTGGTAAAGAAAAGAAGCAGATGTATATTAAATTTAAAGCATCTCAAAATTTGTTAACTGAATTAGATTTGTATGATTCAAGCGACACATCGATTCAATTAAACGAACCGCCTGAATACATTAGCGAATTCATTCGAGACTTTGAAGAAAAGTCAATGCCTAAAAGTAAAAAGGTTAAAGAATGAAAATTGCAATTGTAACCGACATACACATTGGCGCACGCGGTGATAGCCAAATTTTTGCGGATTTTCAAGAAAAGTTTTTCTTGGAGGTATTTTTTCCATATTTAGATGAACATGGAATTAATACTGTTTTTGATTTAGGTGATACTTTTGATCGCCGAAAGTATATTAATTATGTTAGTCTTCAACGCGGTAAGCATTTTTTGTTTGACCAATTGGCTCAACGAGATATTGATTTTCATGCATTAATTGGCAACCACGATACGTATTACACAAATACGAACGGCGTTAATTCAATGAAGCTGCTTTTGAAAGAATATCCTAATTTTCATTTATACGAAGAAAACGCAGTTGAATTGCAACTAGGATCAACTAAATTTTTGATGCTGCCTTGGATCAATAAACAAAACTCAGAAACTAACTTTGATATTATTAAAAATTCAAATGCCGATGTTGTAATGGGGCATCTTGAAGTTCAAGGTATGGAAATGATGAAAGGTCAGGTGTGTTCTCACGGAGTTGATAAAGGTGTTTTTTCTCATTTTGAAAACGTATACTCTGGTCATTTCCATCATCCGTCGCGTTATGGGAATATCGAATATCTTGGTGCGCCGTATGAAATGACATGGTCAGATTATAAAGGCAGTCGAGGATTTCACGTATTTGATACTGAAACACGAGAAATGATTAAAATTGAAAACCCATTCAGAATGTTTTTCAAAATTGATTATGATGATGAAGATATGACGGTCGATGACGTAGTTAATTATAACACTAGTGATCTAAAGAATACATATATTAAGGTTATCGTAAAAAATAGAACTAACGCATATATCTATGATATGTTTATGAATCGATTAAACGATGAAGGCGCGGCCGACATCAAAGCAATCGACGATGCCCTTAACCTTGAATCTGCAGGTGTTGATGATATTCTCGATGAGACTAAAGACACCAAGGAAATCCTACACAGCTATATTGATTCGCTAGATACTAATATTGATAAAGGAAAGATCAAGAATACTATCGACGCGTTATATCAGGAGGCATTGAGTTTATAATATGAGAATAGACTTTAAAAGAGTTAAATATAAAAACATACTATCAACTGGTAATTCATTCACAACAATTGAACTTAACGATCAACCGACCACATTGATTAGTGGATCAAACGGCAGCGGAAAATCGACGTTGCTTGATGCAATTGTTTTTGGTTTGTACGGTAAACCGTTTCGTAAAATCAACAAGCCGCAATTACTCAATTCGATTAATAGTAAAGCATTATTAGTTGAAATTGAATTTTCTGTTGGTGGTTCCGAATATTTAATTCGTCGTGGTATTAAACCTACAGTGTTTGAAATTATCAAAGACGGACAATTATTAAATCAGGATTCTGCTGCTAGAGATTATCAGTCCTATCTTGAAACAAATATTCTTGGTATTAATTACAAGGCGTTCAATCAAATCATTGTATTGGGTAGCGCAACTTATGTTCCATTTATGGAGTTACCTGCGTATCAGCGGCGAGAGATCATTGAAGACCTTCTAGACATACAAGTATTCAGCACAATGGGATTGCTTGCCAAAGAACAAATCTCCGAGAATAAGTCTTTAATTAACGACAATGATCACCACATTTCCCTGGCAGAATCAAACTTATTATTAGTTGAGGATAATAATAAAAAGATTCTTGCTATCAAAGAAACTGAGGTTGAAAAGATTCGTCAACGTATGTCTGATATAATTAAAGAAGTTGAAGATAATCAAGAAAGAATTGCTGCGATTGAAAACGAAATAAAAGACTTATATGTTTTAATTGAAGATAAGAAATCTGTTCGAAGTAAACACGATAAAGCATCTTCTTTAAGGCAAGATCTTGAAATCAATCGACGCAACTTTGAAAAGGATTTAAGCTTTTATCACGATAATGATAATTGTCCTACCTGCCAACAAAATATCGAACACGACTTTAAAGAAAAAGTAATCAATGAGAAACAAACCAGGAAGGAAGAAATTGAAACTGGTCTTGTTGAAAT